CAGATAACAACCTCCGTAATGGATTCTTTTAAATCAGACTTGATCTTGTACATGATCAAATCGCGTCTTGAGTTTTTCTCGACGTTCGGTGTGCATAAAGATGACAACTACGACGAATGGGTAAAGCTTTTCCTTTTCGAGTTTGTCATTAAGCATACCGCAAAGTTTGATTTCGCGACAATCTTTGATACATTCGAGATGGTGGTGCGAACCATTGATCCCTCGATACCAGATTTTTATGAGGAAGATGATTCTGGACTTTTTCCTAGGGAAATTGATTCCTTTTATCTACCTTATGATGATCTTGATGTGGACTATACTAAAGTGGTTCACGATTGTCGCGACGCTGATGATGCCGGTCTTGACGTTGATCACTTGTCGGAATTCGTTGAAAATATTTCCTATCTGCCCGAAGGTCAACCTTGGGCTGACGTATCCGACTCGTCATTCAATGAACATCTTGAGGATATACAAGATATCCCATCGTTTAAGGACATCGAAGTCGTCGAGGATGTTATACCCTTTGACGACGACGGTGAAATCCGGGATGTTTCATGGACCGAAGCCACGCCATCATTGGCGTTGGACGTTACATGCGACGCCGATTTCCGAAACTGCGGTTTCGAAGTGTATGAATCTGGGTCAAAGCATGTTCCCAAGTGGCGACCGAAGGTGGTCCAGGTTAAACCGGACCCTTCGATAATACAGTCTGCCATTGATGAACTCTATCCCCACCACCATTGTGTAGATGACAGGTTCTTCCAAGAGTGGGTAGAGACGCATGATATAGATCTTGAGGTCTCAGATTGTAATTTAGACTTTTCAGTCTTTAACGACTGGACCAAAGGTGTCGACACGCGACTCGTACCTAACCTTCAGGTTGGTGGATTGTCTCATAGAGTACCAACTCAGAATGAAGCGCTTATTGCCATCAAGAAGCGCAACATGAATGTGCCTGAGTTGCAGAACCAGTTTGATCACGATACTGTCTTGAATCGTTGTGTTAATAGGTTCATAACACACGTCATTGACAAATCGAGATTAAGTAAACTGAAGCCGATATCTGGTGAAGAAGTTTTCTTCTTTAACCAATATCTGGAAAACAAGAAACCTCCTTTATCAGAATATAGGGGGCCTGTACCATTGCTCGCTCTTGATAGGTACTTGCACATGATCAAGACGACTTTGAAGCCAGTTGAAGAAGACTCTTTACACATTGAAAGACCTGTCCCCGCGACGATCACATATCACAGGAAGGGAACGGTCATGATGACGACCCCATATTTCTTGGCTGCCATGGCCCGCCTGTTATATGTGGTAAAGAGTAAGATATACATACCGACTGGTAAATTCCACCAGATTTTCCAAATGAACCCTGATAACTTGAAACAATCTAAGTTTTTCAAGGAGATTGATTTTTCAAAGTTTGACAAATCTCAGGGTCGATTACACCACGATATCCAACTTAAGCTGCTGCTACATTTGGGTATTCCTCAGCACTTCATTGAAACATGGTTCAATGCCCATGAAAGAAGTCATATAAGAGACAGAGATTGTGGTGTGGGGTTTTCCGTTGATTACCAACGACGAACTGGTGATGCATGCACGTACTTGGGTAATACGCTGGTTACCTTAAGCGTTCTTAGTTACGTGTATGATTTATCTAGTCCCAACGTTTTGTTGGTTGCCGCCAGTGGTGATGATAGTTTAATCGGATCCATAAGTCCATTACCTCGTGACAATGAAGATTTGTGTGTATCACTCTTCAATCTCGAGACGAAGTTTCCACATAACCAACCATTTATATGTTCCAAGTTCTTATTGGTTGTTGAATGTGATGATGGATCTGAAGAAGTTTTAGCAGTGCCTAATCCTCTAAAACTCTTACAAAAACTTGGTCCCAAAAATCTACAGGTCACCGTGCTTGATGATTACTACCAAAGCCTGTGTGATATATTATGGGTTTTTGAAGATGCCGACATTTGTCGAAGGACAGCCGAAATGGCTGAGTATAGACATTTCAAGGGAAGGAAGAACTGCCTTTTCCTTGAAAGTGCTCTTTTGAGTTTACCGAGTTTAGTGGCAAACAAATTGAAGTTTATACGTAGAACCATCAATTTAGAAGGTTCTAAAGCTTGTATAAAAGAAAATGTTTATTCCGATTTGCTTATTGCTACTAGTTCGAAGTGCGTCAGCGGATCTGATGGGCTCAAAAGTCGAACCCAGCGATCTACCGTCCCCAACAATCGATGGTCAGACGATGCGCCAGAAACCAGAACCTCGGGTAGAGATAGGACCCGGAGAGTCGATAAACGTGAAAGCTGGCAGGGATCAAGTGGTACAAGTTCCGGTCGAAACTCGACTAGAAGAAAGGAGCCCGCCCGGAAGGGCAGGATCAAATTGCATTGATTGTGCCATTGCTCACCTTCCCGAAACCATATTTTCGGTGAAGGTTCCGAAGTTGAATATCAACTTCGAAGTTTCAGATTTTCCTTCTTCAAGGTTAATCTTTGCCAACTTAGCCGATAGAGTCAGACAGTTGCCCTTTGTGAAGTCCTTATCCGTACCGACGGACACACAGAGGTTACAATTGAAGACCTTAGGTGATGTTGAAGTCCACATCTCTATACCAAAATTTGGGTGGAACCAAATTTTGAAGTTATCAGATGTTGTTTCCGGATTTAATCTTCCGAAGATTCCCAGCATTGCTCCCAAAGTGGAGTCATGTGTTGGTGAGTGCTTAACTCAATAATGGCAACCGATCGCATCTTAATCGGTG